GGCCGAAGCCCCAAGCAGTATAGAACCTAGAACGCCGAATGCTTCAAACATTGTAATGATCCTTTACCTGAAACTTTTTCCAGTCATAGGGCTCGATGCGATCGCGCCAACCTTTAGAACGTACAATTTTTTGTAGGATTGGAATCTCAAAATCGCGTGCATCCTCAAGTGCAGTGTGGGGTTCCGTGATAAGATTACCAGTTACAAAACCTGCAACAGTCTCGGCATCGGTTTTGAATGTCATATTACCTTTATCGGTAGCATTATTAAAACGATGATTGTCGAGAACAAAACGCTTATACTTTTTGGAACGGCAGATGTTACCTACAGCGGCTTGCCAAAGGCAAAAGCGGCTAGTGAAAGAATCTAGAACGATGCCAGAATTAGCGCATTTGTTAGCATCGAAAGCTAGATTGTAGGCGGTAAGTATGGGGTCATAAGTACCGATACATTTATTGATCCAATTATTTATAGCGGTTACCGACGCAAGCATACGTGTACCAGAATCTAGCATGTTCTGATAATTAGCACGACGACGCTCAAGGTTAGCATTAGACCAAAAACCGGTATTATTTTTATCATGAAACAGCGTCATAGGGTCGTAGAACTCACGAACTAGAACGCTACAACTATTGTAAATCTTGCCGTGACGATCGCATACAACGATTGCAAAATCCATAACGGTATCGTTAAGGGTCGTTTCAGTATCTAGAACAGCGAAGTATTGACGTTTCATAATTTAGAACCTTGTTGTGTGACAGAAAACCTATTATAGCACAAAATCCGCGCAAGTGCTAATTTTGCCTGCCATCCGTCGGCTAGGGGCCGCCGCACATCCGACCGACCAGCGGCAGCTACGGGCCGACGAACGGTCGGCTCAGGCCTTGACACGCCCGCAAAAATTATGGTATAATTTTTGGCGCCATGGCTATAAATTTTATAATCTATAGCCATATAAAAAACATAACGTGGAACAGTGTTCCACGTGAAACTTAGGGCTCAATAATACAGCTTTGGAATTGGTTTCGCAAATTTAGAACAACCTTACCCGATTTTTCCTTACAGGATTTAATACGATCATCGCTAAGTGCAACATCATAAGTACGCGCAACCGATGTTATTAATCCTATAATTATGATAAGTGTAATAATACACGCAACCCTATATATCATATCAATTCCTCAGGTAAACTGTTATATTCCTTATAAAGGCTATCATACATGCGATTTAGCCATTGAAGATCGTTCCAATCCCTATAACTGCCAAAGCTAGGATAAAAGCCATAAATGTTATAATAAAGATCAATAAACTTATCACGAATGGTTGCTACATTTTTCATATCAATGCCCTTGCTTGCTTGGAACATAAACACCCCTAATGTTAAAGTAATCACAAACCGCTTTAAGATATGCCACATTATCCTCATAAAATACAGCGTCATTAAAATGATAACCTAAATTGCTATACAATTTGAAAATCCGTTTTAGCCCTTCGATTTTGAGGGTAGCACCAGAACGGTTATCATTTTCATTACGGCTAACGATATGGTCAGGTGTACCTAGTCTGCTATAAATAAATGCACGATCAGGGTTCCGCAAAATACGGGCAGTAGCAATAACGACAATACAGTAGGGATCATCGAGATCGTTTTTATATTGTTCTGCAAGCGGTAACAGTGAATCCTCAAGTGCCCGATACTCGTTAGCACGCCAGTAATCGAGATCAATCCGCTCAATACCGTTATCAACAATGGTACGATACCGGTGCATACTGCAAACGATTGTGCCATCCATGTCATAGATCGCTATCCTTTTCATAACCTATATCCTTATAAAGTCTAGAATGTAGTAAGGTTTAACTTGTCTGCCCTTGCCCTATCGGCCCTATCCGAGGGTAGGCGGGGTTACTAGCCGCCTAGAGTCATGCCCTACAACAGAATCTATTATACACGCATTAGTAACCAATACAAGCGCAAGCGCCCTTTTAGCCTACCGCCCACACCAGTAGAACCTACCACACATCAGCCGACTAGTGGTCGATCCTACCCGACGAACGGCGGCCGCGGGGGCTTGACACGGTTGCCAAAATTATAGTATAATTTTGGCGCGTCAGCGCTCTAAGTTCTATAACCTAGAGCAGTGTTTCACGTGAAGCCTAATAGTAAATAATAATTCTATCACATTCTATATCAATATGAAAAATATTACGTTCTTGATCGCCGTGCTCGTCGCAGATAACAACCTCTTTTGCAGGATCGCAGGTTAGCAGGTAACTAACCAAATCTTGTACCGTTATAATATTATCTGAAGTCATGTCTCGCCCCTGTTTCACGTGAAACTGTATCGTGCTAAAAACCATAGCATGCCCATAGCATACAGCCACAGCATCATCATAATAATGTTTTTAAAATTCATATCGTTATAGTAGGGGCTTGCGCCCCTACCCCTTGCTAGTCGGCAGATTGCCTGATAAAATCGCTGATCGCACGCAGTGCGCTTTTGTTAGCCTTCGTTAACGATTCTATATCGTTCTCTGAGAGCTTGAGAGCTGCGCCGATAAAATCAGCGTGAACGTCTTTTTTGACGGGGCTTTCGCCGTTTTTAGTTTTATATTCTTTAGCGATATAAACCTTTTCACGGCTCAGCTTTGCTACAATTGAGCGAACAGTCTTGCCAACTTTCTCGGCAATTTGCTCAACCGTAACACCGGCCTGATAGTCGGCCACAATCTGAGCAGTCTGCTCAGGGGTATAATTAGGGGCTTTGGCTTGGGCCATTTCAGCTACTCCTTTTTGTTTATCGAGTTTTTATTATAGGCCAGTCACGTAACAGTAGCAAGTGCCGTCTGTCAGCCGACAAGTGGTAGTTGACAAATTGAAAGATTACTGCTATAATTAGACGGACAGGGGCGGTTATCGGACTGTTATGTAATCTATAGCGGTGGGCCCTCCCACACGCGTACTTCAAGAAATTTTTCCAAACAAGCTAAGGTGCCAAAATCTATGCTTGACCCTAAACCATCACCAGTGCTATACTCATAAAAATTGGAGTAAACCATGACCACTCACCTGCCCGCAGAAACTATCAAAATAAGTCCAGAATCCTTGGAGATTGCCAACTGCTACCTACAACTGCAAGATGCCAGAGCAGTTGCACACGAATTGAGCATTGATCCCGAACTGGTAACAACCACACTAGCCCGTCGCGAGGTACGTGGTTATATAGATCAGGTATTCTTTGATACCGGCTACAACAACCGCTTTCTTATGCGCCAGGCCATGGACGCCATAATCAAGCAAAAGTTTCAGGAGTTGGACGAAGCGGGGGTGGGATCAAGTAAAGACATTGCTGAACTCTTAGCCCTAAGCCATAAAATGAGCATGGATTTACTAGATCGTGAAATACAACTGGAAAAGATCCGACAAGGCAATCCTGGACCCAGCAAGCAAGTTAATGTGCAAATCAATGAAGGCGGTGATGGCACCAAGTACGGCCAACTTATACATAAATTAATTAGTGGTGAAGGTGTTTAGTGTTAACAGTAAGCAGAACAGATGTAGAGTGTGATTATATATACGAGTTTCCAGCCGACCGTCGATTTATTAAGCTGCCTATAGACAACTACCTACGTCTACTTGGCATCTACGATACAATCAATCGTCCGCAGATTGCATTAATCAATAGTGTGAATAGCCCACACTACCGGTTTATCTGTGCAGCACTTGCCAGACGATTGGGCAAAACCTACATAGCCAATGTTATAGGTCAGCTGGTAACCCTAGTGCCCAACTGTAACGTGCTAATTATATCGCCAAACTATAACTTGAGCTCTATTAGTTTTGAGCTGCAGCGTAAATTAATCAAGCATTTTGACCTAGAAGTAACACGTGATAATCTTAAGGACAAGGTAATTGAATTGTCAAATGGTTCAACTATACGCATGGGATCGATTAGTACAGTGGACAGTACAGTTGGTCGTAGTTATGACCTGATCATATTTGATGAGGCTGCCCTGAGCGAGCGTGGCGAGGAGGCATTTAATGTACAGCTACGTCCTACACTAGACAAGCCCAACAGCAAGGCAATATTTATTAGTACACCACGTGGTAAAAACAACTGGTTTTCAAAGTTTTTTCAGCGTGGCTTTGATAGTAACTTTCCCGAGTGGTGTAGTATACAAGCAGACTATACTGAAAATACCCGCATGGCTGAGTCGGATGTGGAGGAGGCCAGGCGGTCGATGCCTAAGTCGGAGTTTGAGCAGGAGTACATGGCCAGCTTTACCAGCTATTTAGGTCAGATCTATGAAGGCTTC